GTCTTGTTGTGTACCATCTGTAATACTAGCTGCGGTAATAAATGTTTGTGCGTCAAGGTCTATGCCAGTTGTATATTGTTTTCCTGCTCCCGAGTTGTATAGTTCTGTTACTTCTGATTGAGTTTTAGTTGTGTTAAATAAACCTATCTCATCTATTATACCACCGAATGGTCTTGTAGCGTTATCCCCTTTTCCAATTGTTTGTATACAAGGTGTTGGATAGTCAATAGTTAAAGCTGTTGTGTTAGTATCCACTAACACATCATTAAGATAAAGTTTAAAATCTACCCCATCTGTATGAGTTAAAACAATATGATACCAAGTAGATGCAGTTAAAGTTCCACCCGATAAAGCCCCTATATCAGTGCCATTATTGTGTAATAAAACAGATAAATTACCACTAAAGTTAATATACATTAAAATTCCTTGACGTGGTGATGTTTGATACTGTCCAAAATGCAAAAACCAATCGTCACTAACAGTTGAGGGGTTTATCCAAAGACTGATAGTGAAATCACCAGTTTCCGTAAAAGTGTTATCGGGTAATGAAAAATAATCATCAACATTATCAAAACTAAAACCTTGATTAATTATTCCAGTTCCGTAGGTTGCACCATTAACTAAAGTTCCATTATAAGTTCCTAAAGCATCGTTAGGAGTGTTGTCTGCTGTGTAGTAAGCTTGTAAACCGTTCCAAAGAGGGTCAGAAGCACCCCCGCCACCAGCTAATATACTTCTCGATATATTTCTAAATCCGTAACCGTACATACTACCCTAAAATTAAAGCAATAGAACCGCTTGTTAAAGTAACACCACTAAAGTTAGCACCGTCTAAAGGAGTTATAAATGCCCCCGCTTTAACCCCAGTTGCTGGTGTCGATACATAAGAAGATAAAGCATCTACTCCACCCACTTTTAAAGTAGCTATTACCGTATCTTCTAATACAAATATACCTTTTATTGTTTTTGTTGCTTCAGTAGTGTCATTCACAATGTAAACTCCTCTGTTAGCACCCATTACATCTAAATTTAATAAACTCATTTTTTTTTATTTTATAACGTTATTATTCTATAATTAATATATATATCTATGGTACTATCTCCTACTGTTGCATCTGTACCCGTTAAGACAAAGTTTAAAGCCTTATTGTCTACTATTTGAGTAGTCGTTGAGCTTATTTGGTCGAACTTCCTAAAAACGTTAGATGTTCCATTAAGAATCCCAGCACTCCTAAATTGTTCTGTAGTAGCAGTATCTGTAATTAACTCAAAAGTTGAAGAACTACTATCAAAAGCAGTAGCACCATATTTAAAGTTGTACATTGCGCTAACTACCTCAATAGCAAAACCAGAACCTGGAGCAGCAATTAAAGAAACAGGAACAGTTCCAGCATTTGTTATTTGCACTGCTGCTAAACTTATTTTCTTACTCAAAATAAAATCACTACCTGAAATACTCTTAGTATCATAAGTTGCACCATTCCACTCACTAACCTCTAATAAGTCTAAAGGTTGTAAATCAGTAGTCTTAGCCGTTAAATCACTTATTCTTTTTAGTGCCATCTATCTTTTTTAAATAAACATTTAATTTAACAATGTTCTTTTCTTTAACTTTATATGTCGTTTTTTGTTTCATTTAGATATACCAATTTGTTATTTGTCCATTTCCATGATTAGGAAAGATGTCGTTTTCAGTATTACTGTTGTATTCGGGAAAGTCCGATTGATTATAAGTCATGTAATCTACAAACCTCTGAGAGTAATTTTCAGCTAAACTCCTTGACTTTTGTATTAAAAAATCTACTTCACTCTTACTTACAGTTTCAGCATTTTCAGATGTCTGTTTATTGATGCCTTTATTAGTTACATTATACGCACTAAATGGCAAATATTCGACCATAGCCCAGTGTATAAGCATTGGTTTAACATAAGTATTCAATAACTCTAAATAAACCCCTGTAAGCGTATTATTGTCAATGTCCGATTTTATTTTGTTAAGTAAATCAGAACCTAAGTAACTTTGTATATGAATGTCTTGAGCAATCTTCACAAATTGCAATAATTTATCACTATCTAAATTCCCATCTACAAAAGTAAACCTTTTTAAGTCTATCGGTTGTATTAGTAAAGCTTCTGCCATTATTTTGCGTCTTTTGGTAAATTCTTATTATTTGGACTAAACCCTTTTAAAGGTAGGTTATTTGGGTAAATTGAAACCTCAAATGGATTAGTAACTTTAAACCCTTTTATCTCTGCTGCTCTTGTACCTATCTTCTTAAATTCGTCGCTATCTTCGTTAATGTCAAGCATCATAGTTACCCTTTTCCATTTATGATGGCATCTCGCACCTCCTTTAAACTTAAATATGTCGTAAGTATCAGAACCAAATTCTCCTAAACCTTTATTAACTGGCTTTGTACTCATTCTATCTATATCTTCTTTTCGATACAATTTATTTGCGTTCATCATAGCCTTACAAAAACCACGTTCTGGACTTTTATTTCCCGTATATTCGTATCGTACTTTGAAAAACTTATCCTTAACTAGCTTATCTTGTTTACTTCTTGCGGTAGGTCGAGCAGTTCCAGTTGAAACAAAGTTAACCACCTTAGATAATAAACTACTATCTTCCAACTTATCCGATAGTTCCTCGTTCATTTCTTCTAAGTGTTGGTTTAACACCTCTTCATCTTCTAACTCAACTTCTCTTTCATCTACTACTATCCATCCTTTTTGTTCTTTTGGTTCTCCTAACTCTTCTAAAAATGATTCAAGTTGAAACTCTTTAGATAAGTCCATCTTAATATTTGTCAAACCTACAAGTGCTCTAATCTCTTTTTCGCTCATTGATTCTAGAACCTTATTCGCTACCAATGGAGATAATGAATTGATTGAATTTATTATTTTGTTTGATTCGTTATCCGAGTCTTGCTCCCCAAATTCTAAAGGTTTTAATGTTTGAAAATTTAAATCTAAACTAATATTGTTGTAGCTTAAAATCTTATCAAAAGCATCTAGTAACAACTCTTGCATTGGTCTTATAACCATATTATCGAATAATATAAAACTATTCTTTAATTCGTCTGCATTTGAACTAAAACCATTTGTTGAAGCTATACCAAATAATAATGGACTTGTAACATTGTGTGATAGCATAATTTTACGCATACATTCCTCACTCAAATATTGATAATGCTCTGGTGCATCATTCAAAGGTATATCGTCAATAGTTGTCGCAGCATCTTTGTCATCGTTAAATGATACTATCAATTTAGCACCTTTAGAACCAGTTAACTTATTTGTAACGCTTCTGTAAATTTCGCTTTGTTGTTCTGGAGTTCCAGCACCATTATTAAAATTAATTAACTTTTGAGCCGAGAAACCCGTTTGAACTAGATTGATAAGATAATCAGATACTTCCTCTTCTAATACACTATAAGGAATACCTCCCAAATAGTCAACGTTACTAAAATATTTCATTCCAACACTATACGGTTGTACATAAAGTATCTCTATATCTTTAGAGCCAAATCCAAAGGCATCTAGTCTAGTAGGAACATACGTCTTAACATCACTCCAGTCATCACTGTAATAATAAGCTTCAATCTCTCCATCTTTATTGCATTTTTCGGGTCTTAATAATTGTACTGGAATGTGAAAGAACTTTTTAATTGTCTTTCTATCCTTTGAATAATGTACTTGAATAGCGCATTGACCAAGCATCTTTAACTCCAATACCATTTTACGAACATCTGCCTTATCAAACATTGATACAAATTGAGCGTATTCGTTAGGTTTTCTATTGCCATTTAAAGCACCAACACCATAACCATATACAAGTCTAGTAATGTTATTAATAATACTATTATTTGTCGTACTATTTCTATAACGGTCAATTAAGAAATTGAAATAATCATTTTCTTCTCCATAATTAACCCATTCATTACGTTTATCTTCCTTTATTTCGGGTGCTGAATAGCTAGATAATTCTAATACTTTTATATTCTCTTTCATATAGTTATAAAATCGTTGTTGCTTTGTCTAGTGTTGTACTCATTCTTGTTAATTGAGTAGTCGGCTTGGTCTGTACAAAATATCATTCCGTAATGCTTAACGTTAATAGTTAAACTATTATCTTCTAATTCAATCACATCATTAAACTCGGTTAAGATATCGTTATAGCTTTCATCTTGTAAGTTGGTAACATTATCTACATTTTGTACTTTAAACGTATAAAAAGTGCCCTCAGTCAACTCAAATAAAGCATTGATAGTATAGTAGTAACCACTATCGGAAAAGCTATCTATTGATATAACAGATACATCTTTTGTAGTTTCATTTCTAAGCACTATTACATCACTAGAAGTAATTGCACTCCTAACTGTAACCTTTAAACTTTGCTCTAATAAAGAAGTCGTTAACACATTCATATCTATTAACTAAAAAACCTCTTTTTTGTTACAAAAAAAAGCCTACCAACTTAATGATAGGCTTTCAATTCAATTAATTGTTATTATGAAGTAACAACCGTAGCAGTAGCAAATAAAGTAATTAACTCTGCTTCAGTAGTACAGTCTAAGTGATTCGCTGGAATTTTCTCTTGACCAACAAAAGTAAGTTGGTATCCGTTAACATCTCCTAGTGCAGTACCGTTTGAAATAGTACCCGTTGTGAAGTCCATTCCACGCTCTAAACCAGCTAAGAAGTAATCTCCAGCATTAGTCTTTATAACTATGTTTGGTCTCCCATAAGCCAACAATTTCACATTCTTAGTAGTCGCAGCATCTTGCTTTTTCAACTGAATTGATAACGTTTGTTCAACAAAAGTAGTTCCATTTTCTCTTGAACTTGTAATTGATTGTTCGAATGAGTTAGTTCCTTTCAACTCAAATTTGTACAAGTTTGACACACCAGTTACGGTTGCTATCATATCCGTATCGGTTACATCGTAAGTTTTCGCAGTAATATCTCCGTAATTGATAAAGTAAATAGCTTCTAAACCACCTACTGTATCTTTACAAACTTCTGCTCTTCCGTTTGCTATTAAACAAGCCA